ATAGTAGCGCAATAGTCGGCGGACCCCTTTCAATAGCATTAGGTGTTGCTAAATCTATCAAAGACAAAGGAACTGATGATAAAGTTTGGTGTTTTATAGGAGATATGTGTTTTGAAACTGGGCTATTTTATGAAGTTCATAAGTATGCACGTAATTTTGATCTACCATTATATTTTGTAGTAGAAGATAACGAAGTTAGTACAAGAACTCCGACGGTAGCAACTTGGAATAAAACAAGAGATTTACCTGATGATGTCATACATTACAATTATAAATCTAAATATCCTCATTACGGTACTGGTAAATGGGTAGTTTTCTAAATGAAAGTTGTTTTTGATAAATGGGTAAATGGAATTGCATTACCTAATGGGTTACATCAGTCCTGTTTATATGAAACTTCTAATCTTTTTAATGAAGAAGAAATTAGAAAAAGAATAGAAGAGACTGTCGGTGTATCTTTTAGATGGCACGACAATTTTCATCGATATACAATTAAACCAGGACTATTAAAACAAGTAAGTCCAGATGAAGTAGATGTTAACGATAATGAAACTTACTTATTTCCTTTAGAGATTTTGCATTTTGAAGTTTTATGGAAGGGCAGTTATACAAAAAATACTAATATTCATTATTCTCTTATGGATACATTGTCAACTAAGATGCGTAATTTAATTCTATCAGGAAAGGTTAAGATTATAATTAATCTTACGCATGATCCGATTATGTTAGACGGTATACGAGAAATAGAAGACTATTTTAGATCTTATGGAATGGATTTAAAAAATTTAATTATGGTTGCTGGCAATATTCAAAAAAATACAGAAATGCATGTTATCGAAAGTTCGACGTTCTTTGCACACGAAAGTGCAAAAGAAATGATGAACTTTCCGTTTGTCGGTAGTCTAAATTATACTGCTGATATAGTAAGAGAGGCAGACCTAGATGGATCTAAACGTAGTAAGCACTTTTTAACTTTAAATAGGGCAAATCGAAAGCATAGATATTATCTATTATACGAATTAGTACGTACAGGTTTATTAGAAAAAAGTTTAGCAAGTTTTATTTCACCTATGCAGGAAGAAACAGACATTATACAAAATTGGCTTTATGAACATTACGGTGCTGATATGCCTAAGGATGTAATTGATAAAGCTAATGAAATGATTCCAATAGAACTTGACACTAATCATTTTGATGACAAAACAGGATTTCCATCAAACCAAACTAATAAACAGTGGTATACTGATAGTTATGTAAGTATTGTATCTGAAACAGATTTTATCAATAACGATTATCCTTTTAATTCTGAAAAAACGTTTAGACCATTTGTAAATTTACATCCGTTTATACACTACGGAAATATCGGTGCAATACAACTGTTGCACGAGTTAGGTTTTAAAACTTTTGAACCGTATATTGACGAAGCATATACTAGAGAAGATAATAAGAAGAAGCGTGTTCAATTAATGATGAAAGAAATTAGAAGACTGGGTAATATGTCTCTTGACACAATGCATGATCTGTATTATAATTGTAAGGATATACTTTTATATAATCAAGAGCATCTTAAAACTTTTATAGATACTAATCCTTATATAGAATTATTTGAAAAAATTGAGGATCTATATCGGTAATGAAATTTTTGCTTATTCATGCAAATTCTGCAAAAAGAGTATTTCAGTCTTTAGCATCATCCGATAGTGCTATGGAGACACCTATCTGGGCAGGACTTTTAGAAAATAGTCTATCAACAGTAGGCATAGGAACAGAAATATTAGATTGCGAAGTCTTAGGATTGACTGCAGAACAATCAGCGGCAAGGATACAAGACTCTAGATGTGAAATGGCAGTTTTTGTTGTCTATGGAGCACAACCGAGCGCTTCTTCGCAAAATATGACCGGAGCAATAGAAGTTGCTGAATTACTAAGAGATTTAGATCCTAATATTAAGATAGGATTTGTAGGCGGTCATGTAAGTGCATTACCGATTGAAACAATTTCTGCACATGATTTTATCGATGTAGTCTTTACTAATGAAGGCGTTCGAGCATTACACGATCTAGGAAAAGCCGATAGTATTAAGTCGGCTCTGCCATATGTTAATGGAATTGCTTATCGACAAGATGGGGAAATTTACCATAACCCTGCGTCAATGCCGATTCCCAAAAGCGACTTAGAAACTTTTTTACCAGGAATAAATTGGAATAAACTAGATCCTACATCAGGATATAGGACAGCTGGTTGGCATAGTTGGTCAAATAATTCTATTAAAGAACCCTTTGCTGCAATCTACACTAGTTTAGGATGTCCTTATAAATGTTCTTTTTGCATGATTAATGTTATTAATAGGTCTGATAATAATCAATTAGATAGTTCAGAAATGAACGGTTTTAGATATTGGTCTCCGGAGTTTACACTTAGTCAACTTGATGAATTAGCAATGCGTGGTGTAAAAAATATAAAATTTGCTGATGAACTATTTGTGTTAAACCCTAGACACTTTAATAGAATTTGTGAATTGATTATAGAAAGAGGTTATGACTTTAATATATGGGCATATGCTAGAGTCGATACTTGCAGACCTCAACATCTTGAGACATTGCGGCGTGCCGGAGTAAAATGGTTAGCTTTGGGAATTGAAAATCCTGATGTAGAAGCTCGTAAAAAAATTCATAAAGAGGGATTTGCTGATGTTAATGTTACAGATTTAATTAAAAACATTCAATCTCATGATATAAATGTTGCTGGTAATTATATATTTGGCTTGCCGGGCGATACACACGAAAGTATGGAAAATACATTACAATTTGCTAAAGAAAACTTAACCGAAATGGCTAGCTTTTATTGCGCAATGGCATATCCCGGATCGCCATTATATAGACAAGCAAAGGAAAACAATATAGAACTACCGACAGATTATGTAGGTTATTCTCAACATTCATACGAAACACAGAATTTACCTACAGAATATTTGTCAGCAGCAGAAGTTTTAAAGTTTAGAGATTATGCATGGGATCATTATAATGGGTTACCAGAGTACGAAAGATTTTTATCAACAAGATTTGGTAGTGTAGCTGTAGATCAGCTTAAGAACACTAGATCAAAAAAATTAAAAAGAAGATTGTTAGGACAATAAAATGTTAAAAGTATTAATAACAGGCGGCGCAGGATATTTGGGGTCTACAGCAGCAGAGTATTTGTTAAGTAAAGGATACGAAGTAACAGTATTTGATAATTTACTTTATAAACAACTAAGCGTACTGCACTTATTTAAGCACGAGGGCTTTAAATTTGTTAAAGGCGATGTTAGAAATAAAGAACTATTACAAACTTTAGTACAACAACATGATGCAATTATTCCCCTTGCTGCTATCGTAGGAATGCCTGCTTGTGAAGCAAATCCTGCACTAACTGTGGAAGTAAATTATACCCAACTTTTAGATATCCAAGAAGTACTTAGCAATAATCAACGATTGATTATCCCAAACACAAATAGTCAATACGGATCGAGTGATGAAATTATAACCGAAGAAAGTCCGTTTAAGCCACTATCACTATATGCAAAAACAAAATGTGATGCTGAGGATGCTGTGTTAGACAAAGGCGGGATTGCTTTAAGATTAGCAACGGTATTTGGAGTAAGCCCAAGGATGCGTCAAGATTTGCTTGTTAATGACTTTGTATATAAATCAGTAGTAGACGGATACTTAGTTTTGTTTGAAGCGCACTTTAAAAGAAATTATATTCATGTCCAGGATATAGCAAGAGTATTCGAGTTTATGATAGATAACTATGACACTGCAAGAGGTCAAGCATACAATGTAGGATTATCTACTGCTAATCTTAGTAAACTTGAACTTGCAGAAAAGATTAAGGAATATATACCTGACTTAGTAATTAATCAAAACGAGTTTAAACAAGATTTTGACAAACGCAATTATATCGTAAGTAATGATAAGGTTGAAAGTTTAGGATGGAAACCGATATACAATCTTGATTATGGAATACAACAGCTAATACAAGCATATCAATTAGTTATTACACACAACAATAGGACTTTTACAAACTTATGAAACAGAGAAGATATTTACAAACATTAAGCGAATTAATCGACAGATTGTCTATTGTACAATTAAAAGAAGTTTTTATTCCAGAGTATAAAACCGAGTATGCACAAGAGATAGACGATATTGTACATGATGTACAGCTTATATTAGATGAGTCTGATGCAGTGCTTACAGCAGAAACAATTAGAGCAATAATAGTTTGCGCTCAAATGAATTTACATATTTGGCAAAATGAATCTAATTTTCGACGAGGTCTTAAAGAAGGAAATCTTGAACTTACTCACGGATTAAATGGAATTCGTAATACATCAAAAAATATTATACAAGAAGTAATTGGCGGACGCAAGGATTATAAAGTTGATTGCCTTGCTGCCGAATTTGATGACTGGGAAATAAGTTGGCCAAAAGGAGAACAAAGTGATAAAACTAAAAAACGAAAAAATAAATAAATCTATTTTATTTGCAGGATGTAGTTTTACTTGGGGACAAGGTCTGTATTATTATACAGGACTTCCTAGCATAGTTGAACAACCGTGGAACACCTACGATCACCAACTAGTAAATCACACACAAATTGAACACGCTGCAAGAATGAGATTTCCGAGGCTGGTTGCAAATTACTTTAATACATCAGAAATAGTAGATAGAGTTAACGGCGGCAGTCATCAGAGTATTTTAAAGTGGTGGAATACTTGTTTTTTTAGTGATACTAATTTTGTGGATGGACACGGAAGGACAGATATTCCTTTAGAAGATATCGGTTTGGTAGTAATGCAACTTACTCAACCTCATAGGGATTGTATTGCTTTTGAAGGACCGGGTATTGCTTTTAATGAATTGTATAATGATATTCCTAAATTAAAACGTTTTATGAAGATACATGATATCAAAACACCTGATGATTATGTAAAATGGTATATTGATTATAGTCTAAGACCTATAGAACATTTTTTACGCACTTGTGAAGATAAGGGTATACCTACACTGTTACTATCATGGCCAAATGAAAATTTAGAATGGATTAGAAATAATCCTTGGATGAATGAACGGTTAATGACATTGACTTATAAAGGAATAGAATACCAAAGTATGGCAGACATGATGGACGAACATCAACCCGGTAATCAAGAATTAACAATAAGATCCGATTATGACTATTTTAATCAACCGCCCTTAGATGACCATCCATCAATGTTGTGCCATCATGTAATGGCTGAAAACGTTATTAAAACTATAGAAGATAGAAATTTGTTACAGCCGTTTACTAATTTACCGTCGTTTTCGCCGTTACTACATGTTAACATAAAACAAGGAATTCATCAAAATGAGTTATAAAGAAGAACTAACAAAGGCAATGACCTTTTTAGGTGATAAAAATGATACAAAGTTTATCGGACAACAAATTGTTTTTCCTGGTAATCCAATGAGCGCTACACTCGATAATGTCAACAAAGATAAAATGATAGAAACTCCAGTAATGGAAGAAGTTCAAATGGGGATAAGTCTAGGTATGGCAATGACCGGAATGAAAGTAGTTACCATTTATCCTAGATGGGACTTCTTAATAAGTGCAACAAATCAACTTGTTAACCATATAGATAAGTATGAACTGATGACAGGAAGCACAGCTACGGTTATTATTAGAGTAGGCAAAGGCGCCGATGAGCCATTAGATCCCGGACATCAACATAAGGGTAATTATTTTGAACAATTTAAGTCGTTATGTCCAAACACAACATTTTATGAATTTACATCTAGCGAACAGATATTTGATGTATATAAAAACGCATACGAGAAGGGTGGCATGTATCTAATGTTAGAATACCCTAATCTTTACTAATGAAACGTTGTTTTGCTTTTGGATGCAGTTATACCGGATGGAATTGGCCCACTGTTGCTGATTTCATTGGAGTAAACTTTGACGAGTACTATAATTGCGGCCAAGGCGGAAATTCAAATTCTTTAATACAGAAAGAAGTAATCCTAGCACACAAGAAATTTAATTTTACTAAAGATGATTATATAATTATTGGAGCGACAGGTATAGGGAGAGAATCTTTAATAGAAGAATCTAAAAACAACTTCAAACTAATGAGAACCGGAGATATATTTCCTAGTCCTAGCACTAATCATCCAGAATCTAGTAAATGTTATGCTAACTTAATAGATAACTGGTCATTTGCATTATGGCGTAGTGTTAGTGCAATAGAAACTATAAAAATATTTTTAGATGTATGCAAAGTATCATATAAAATATATCCTGCAATTTACTTTGATAATAATAAATTTAATACTCACAAGGGTAGATTAGAACAATTTAATAAATTACAATCATTTTTAGATATTAAAGAAAGTATTGACGATTTTTGGATAACAACAAATGAGCCTTCGACTAGAACGTTTATTACAGGTGAAACAGACGGCCACCCGTCTCCGACGGTGCATTTTAAGTATTTTCAAAAATACTTTGGACACTTTTACGGAAATAAGAGTCTTGATCTATATAACAAGACATCGACATTACTTAATAATTCCATGGCAGATCAATCAAGCAAATGGGAGTTACTAACAAAAAAATATGGATTTTATCGTGAAGATATTTGTAAACGGAACTTTTGATATACTACATCCAGGACACATGGCATTATTTGAATATGCAAAATCTCAAGGCGACTATTTAAAAGTAGCAATAGATACCGACAAGCGAATAAAAGTAAACAAAGGTTTCGATAGGCCTGTTAATAACCAAGACATACGCAGGCGTATGCTAGAATGCATTAAATTTATTGACGAAGTTAGTTTGTTTGGAACAGACGACGAGCTCATAAGTACTGTAAAAGAATATGGTCCAGATTTAATGATAGTTGGATCAGACTATGTAAATAAAAGAGTTATAGGAAGCGAATATGCAAAAGAATTGTTTTTCTTTGAAAGAGATACAAGATATTCTTCAACAAAGATCATTGAATATATTAATAATAGGTGACGGTTGTTGTGATCTAAATCATTACGGCAAAGTAACTCGTATAAGCCAAGAAGCACCTGTGCCTATTTTTGATCTTATGTATACTGAAAGTGCATATGGCATGAGTTACAATGTTGCAGAAAATTTTAAAGCATTGGGCGTAAAAAATATTAATTTGCAAACTTATGTTGTAGAAAACAAACATAGGTATATTGAAAAAGGATCCTATAGGCAAGTTTATAGAGTTGATGAAAAGGTTAAGAGTCAAGAAGTAAAGTTATCGTATGCTGGCGTATACGATTGTATAGTAATACCAGATTATGACAAGGGGTTAGTTCCTTATGATTTAATAGAAGAAATAACTAATAATGCAACTGTTCCGATATTTATTGATACTAAGAAACCTGATCTTGCAAGATTTACAAATTGTATAGTAAAAATAAATGAACATGAGTATAATGATGCTATATCAGAAGCAGAAAGTTTAGTTGTAACCCGAGCTGATAAAGATGTGCTTGTTATAGAAAATGGTAAAACAACATCTACTCATCATGTAGAACCAATAGAAATAGCCGATGTAACAGGTGCAGGAGATAGTTTTTTTGCAGCCTTTGTTACATATTATATGTTAACTGATAACAAAGAAAAGGCAATAGAATTTGCAATAAAGTCTAGCCAAATTTCTGTACAACATAGAGGCGTATATGCTCCGAAATTGGAAGAAATATGCAAAGACTAAAAGGATATGTAGAAAAGGGTTGGGGTAGTGAATTAATATTTGCTACTAACGACTTATATTGCGGTAAGTTATTAAATTTTAATACAGGTGCAAAATTTAGTATGCATTTTCATCGAGAAAAGGACGAAACTTGGCATGTACTATCAGGACATTTTGAAGTCCGTACAATTGATACTAGAACAGCTGATATAGCGGTACATGAATTACGTGTAGGAGATTCGTGGCATAATCCTCCATTGCTACCGCATCAAATAATTTGTTTAGAAGCAGGTACACTAGTAGAGGTTAGTACACCAGACAGTGTTGAAGATAATTACAGAGTTGCTAAAGGAGATAGTCAAAAATGAAATATGTAGTTGACATTGATGGAACAATATGCTATACTAAGGATAGTGACTACCATAACTCAAAACCTAACTACGAACATATAACCAAGATTAACGAATTATATATGGACGGACATACAATAGTTTATTGGACAGCCCGAGGAGCTAATTCAGGTATAGATTGGACGGCATTAACTAAAGAACAATTGTTTTCTTGGGGAGTTAAGTATCATAACTTATGGATGCAAAAACCTCATTATGATGTGTGGGTAGACGACAAAGCTAACTGGATATTTGATGTATGACATTGTTTTTATAAGTTATAAAGAACCCAATGCTGCTGAAAATTATGCTGCACTAAAAGACCGATTTCCTATGACTAAGCCTGTTGACGGAGTAAAAGGAATACATCAGGCACACATTGCTGCTGCAAAGAAATGTTTTACTAAAATGTTTTGGATTGTTGACGGTGATGCACAAATTTTAGATTCCTTTAATTTTGATTATGAAGTTCCAGATCATCAGTTAGATCATGTACACGTTTGGCGCAGTAAGAATCCTATAAATGGTTTAGAGTACGGCTACGGCGGTGTAAAACTTTTTCCTAGACGCATGACAATTAAAATGGATACTAGTAAAGCAGATATGACTACAAGTATTAGCGACAATTTTCGAGTAATGAACGAAATAAGCAATATTACTGCATTTAATACAGATCCGTTTAACACTTGGAAAAGTGCATTTAGAGAATGTGCAAAATTATCAAGTAAGTCTATACAAGGCCAACTTAATAATGAAACTGAAGAACGATTAGAGGCGTGGCTAAATCCTATCTCAGATGCACTTTATAGAGATGAAGCAAAGATCGGCGCCGAAGAAGGCAAAGAATACGGAGAAAAACACGCACAATCACCGCAAGATTTGCGTAGAATAAATGATTTTGATTGGTTATATGAACAATTTTCAAACAATACCCTGGGATAAAATTACCCAATTTGGACAGAAGACACTCCTAAAGAGCCATCTTTTCACAGTTTCTTGGATACTGGCTAGATTTTGTAATTATTCATGCAGTTATTGCTGGCCATACGCTAGATCTAGTACCCCCGACCACCAAGATCTAGAATTGTACTTACACACACTAGATAGTATCAAGGCACAGGCAAGAGACAACGGTTTTACAGATTTTCATTTTTCGTTCAGCGGAGGCGAGCCTACAGCGTATAAATACTTTGGGGAGATCATAGATCATTACTGTAGGGATACAGCACCCGAATACCAAAGTATTCATATGACCACAAATCTATCACCAGGTGTGAAATGGTGGAACAAGTGGATACTTAACACAGACACACTGCAAAGAAAAAGCATCACAGCGAGTTACCACGCTGAGTTTGCTAATGAACAGGAGTTTGGAGATAAGTGTCTCTTATTAGCCGATAATGAAGTATTTGTTACAATCAATCAAGTCATGGTTCCAGAGATGTTCGACACGCTTTACGAACGCTGTGAACGATTTGCCGCCAGAGGTATTAATGTCACTCTCAAACCTCAATCCGACCCCACTGCCTCCTTCGTGGTACATGGATATACACCAAGCCAACTTGGACAGATGCAAACAGGATTCCCTCAAAGAATCCCAGATAGATATAAAAAAATAATTCCTTTATACCAAGTAGAATTACAAGATGATGTAGGTAACATATATAATGTTGATCAAGCCGAGCGGTTCAATGCCTTTGGTTTTAACAAGTTTAAAGGATGGACTTGTAATGCAGGATATCAAGGATGCGTTATAAGAGGTAATGAAGTAAAGCGGAGTTATAGTTGTAGTGAAGAACCGTTAGGCACACTACAAGACGGTTTTACGCTGTTTAAGGCACCATCTAAATGTGTTACTGATACTTGTGTAAGCAGTGCTGACTCAAAAATTCCTAAGGTAAAAATATGAAAGTTGAAATAGAAGATGTACTGTTTTGGATGGATGCAATCCGTAATAGCGAAGATAGATATCGAACACTTGAAAGTTTTTGGAAAGGTCAAGTCCGAAGTAAAGTTTGGCTTAGCGATCATTTAAACAATTGGTATATAGGTTTAAAAGATATAGTAATATTCGGAGGGTGGAACGGAGTATTAGCAAGTATTCTTTTTAATGCTCGTCCGGATATTAAAAGTATTACTAGTGTTGATATAGATCCTACTTGCGAAGAAATTGCAAGCACTGTAAACAAGCGTTATGAAATGGAAGGCAAATTCAAAGCAGTAACCGCTGACATGTGCAACTACAAGTACGATGCACATTTAGTAATCAACACAAGTTGTGAACATATTAATCAACAGCA